CCCGAGGACATCCAGCGCGAGGCCATATCCGCTCATCGTGGCCGCGATCATGCCGTCGCCAGGAATGCCCGTCAGGTCCGTGCCTGTGATCGGCCCTTCGATCTCGAAGCCACTCAGGTAGTTGGCGCTACCGAGCTCATCGGCTTGCGGGTCCGTGCCGTGAAAGGCGCACTCGTCGCCGCGGCGCTCGACTGGGTCGAGTCCCGCCGTGACGCCGACCATTGACCGACGGATGCCACCCGCCAGGCTCACCCGGCCCAGGTACGTCCCCTCGTTGGCGCCGGACAGGATCAGCGCGCCGCCTGAGACGGCGGTGTTCGTCTTCGTGCCGGTCCAGCCCGGGGCCTCGACCTGAGAATCGGTCAGGCTGTAGAGACTCGTCGCGACGTTGATCTCCGACACTGTGGCCGTGACCTCTTGAGCCGAGAGGATGCCAGACCTCGAGACGGACCGGACTCGGATCGTCTGCCCTGCAGCGAAGGTCAGCGGCACGAGGAACTCGGACGCAACGCGCCGGCCGAGCAGCATCGAGCCGGCCCACGTCGAGCCGTACCGGACCTCGTAGCCGGCGACATCCGACACGTTGACCGGCGGTCCGATCACGACGTGGAGCATTGTCGCCTGCACCTCTGCCGTCACGCTCCGAGGGTCTTCCGGCCGCCGCAGATTGCCGAGGACGACGATCGTGCCGAGCGTTCCGAACTCGGGCTCCGGCCGCGTCCCCTGCTTTGCGACGGCAACGACGGAGACGTTGAGCCACGTCTGTTTTCCGAACGGGCCGATCACCATGCGATCGCCATGGGTCCGACCCGAGCTGATCCATTCGCCTTGGCCGTGGTCGCCGTCCGTCCTCACCTTGTAGAAGACCTCGGCGCCGTGCCACTTCGCGGACGGGTTCCACTCGACGCGAACGAAGTCCTGGATCCCGCCGTCAGCCGACTTGACCTGCGTCTCGGAGAGGAAGAGGTCCGTGACCACGCCCGGCATCATGCGCGGGTCCGGCATCGTGTCGGTGAACGTCTCGACGGTCCCAGGGTCGTCGTCGTAGATCGCCGCCGCGTACTCCGAAGCCGCGATCGTGCGCTCGAGCGTCACCGGGTCCGTCTCGAGCGAGATGGCCCGATAGGGTCGGAAGTAGCTGTTGATCGGTCCGGCCTGGTATGGGCACCCGATCACCGGCACGTCGCCGACATCCCAGTTGGCGGTCACCGTGATCGCGTCGCCTCGGACGTAGACCCCGTTCGTGAGGGTGCGCTCCTGAAGAACATCGACGCCGGTGCCGCTCGTCCTGACCTTGATCTTCGTGGTGCCGGCTACGTTGATGTCGCAGTCGAGTTTTACGGTGCTGGCCGTGGCCGCGAGGATGCGCCCCGACCTGGCCTCTACGCTCTGCTTCGCGCTTTCGTGCTGCGACTCGAAGACGTCCCCGGGCAGAAGGTGGATCGTCTCGATGCCGGCCTTCCCCTCGAAGGTGCGCTTGCTGAGCTTGTGGAAGTTGACCCGGTACTGCGCGAGACGGTAGGCATGGCACGCCCGCGTGACGCCCACGGCCTGGATTGTCTCCTTCACCACAGGCTCGCCGTTCGTGAAGATGGCCGTCTCGTCCATCCGGATCGCGGTGTCAGCCTCGAAGTTTGCCTCTTCGTTGAAGTACTGGACCTCGACGACGTTCGGCCGCTGCCGCCTGCCCTTGTAGGCGAGCGTCACGTCTTTCAGGCTGCCCATCCCGAGGACCGCCACGGGGCTCGCGGTCTTCTCGACGAGGCACCGGATCTCGTTGCCGGCGATGAACATGCGCCCCCAGTGCGAGAGCGCGATCGACTGGATGAACTCCCATCCGCTCTGCACCGTGTCGATCACGATGTCCAGCGTCGCCCGCTTGACCGTCCCTCCGCGGCCGTCGCTCACCATCAGGTCGCAGTTGTCGGCGAAGGCGTCGAGCTCGGCCAGGCCGACGTTGTTCAGGCGCAGCTTCCCGTTCCTCGAGAGCCCGTCGTGCGGGTTCAAGAGCATGTCCAGGATGCACCACGCCGGGTTATCGGTGTAGACGCGCGCCGAGCCGAACGCCGGCACCGACTCGGAGACTCCGTCCCAGACCCAGACCTTCCGGCCCTTCGCGACGACGGTGATCGTCGGGATGGCTCCCGAGAGCTGGTCCGTGCCGACGACGCGGAGTCCGATGAGAGCCTTACCCGGGTAGCTCTGGGCGTCGTTCGTGATCTCGTTGACCGAGCCGAGCTGCGCGCGGGATTCCTTGTCGGGGTCGATCTCGGGCGACGGCGGGGCGGCCTGGCCGTTCGGCATCGTCGTCCCCGCGGCAAACCGCTCGATCTGCACCTCGTACTTCGCGCGGGCGAGCGGGCTCACCGTGATCATGCGCGTCATCGGCCCGCGCTTGGCGCCCGTGTGCATGTAGGTGAGCGTCGTCCAGGTGGTCAGGCCCTTCACCCGGAAGCGCACGAAGTAGGCGACGTGGCGCGGTCCGACCGAGCCGCCGCCGTTCAGGTCAAGGTTGTAGAGCCCTTGCGGGTAGTTGATGATGAGATCGACGGCCTCGACCTCGTCCGTCGTCTCGTGCGTGAACGGCATCCCGGGCTGCAGCACGAGCTCGGAGTAGGCGATCGCGACGGTGGTCTGGAAGAAGCCAGGCATCGGCTCCTGCTCGTTCGAGCCGAGGCGGATCGAGACGGACGCGCCGTAGTTCCTGGCCGGGCTCCCGTCGATCTGGATGGAGTCCGGCAGGCTCGGGCCGGTCAGGTCGTCCGCATCGGCCGTGAGCCCGCCGATGGCCTGGATCGGCCCGCGCGAGACGAACATCATGAGGTAGAGGATGGAGCGGCCCGTCTCGTCCGCCTTCAGGAAGGCGTGGATGAAGTTGCCTCCGGTCCGGTGCTCGCCGTAGATGACCGGCTGCGCGACGCCGACTTGCGACGTGTTCCGCAGTCCGGACAGGTCGAACGTCGGCGAGTCTTCCTCGGCGGCGTCGTTCGGGCTCGGGATCGCCGGCAGGAAGAGCGTCGACAGGAAGCTGAGGATGATCCCGATCCCGAGGGCGATCAGGGTGATGAACTCGCCCGGGTAGAACCCGAAGACGAGGACGACGCCTGGCCTGGCCTCGAGCTCGCGGACCTCCTCGACAGAAACCAGTCTGCCGTTCAGCACCGCCACGTTCGCCCCGGCCGGGGCATAGTCGCCGATCTTGGAGCCCTCTCGAAACGTCGCCCGAATGATCTCCCGCTGAAACGGCTTGGTGAACTCGGGGCAGTAGACCACGGTCACGTCGCCGGGCTCAGGGTGGACGAGCGGAGGCCGGAAGCGCCCTGCCCATCGGTAGCAGCCACGGATCGCGCCGGCCCGCCTGGAGGCCCCCAGGGGCGTGACGACGACGCCACCTCTCACGGCATGGATCAGCTTGCCACCGCCCAGGTAGACCGCGGCGTGGGGCTCCGTGGCCGGCTCGCCGTCTGGGCTCTTCAGGATGACGAGTTCCCCGGCGCCTGGTTCCGGTCCAGTCTCTTCCCAGAGGTCGTCCATCGCGCCGGAGACTTGCAGGCCCATCCGGCGGCACATCTCGACGACGAGCCCCCAGCACCGGCCACGGTCGCTGAAGTCCTGGCCGAGCAGGTCCCGGTAGAGGTCGTACGGCAGGACCGTTTCTCGGGCGGACTCGGTGTGCGGCGCGTTCATCTGAAACAGATTTCCAGATTCCACCCCAAATCCGTCCGACTTCGTGCCCATCTATTGAATTGGGGACTCATACCCTGGCCGGCCCCTTCGGAATGCCCGCGTGGAACCCAGCCCGGTTCGGATGCTGCCGGACCTTCCCGTTTGCCACCTCGTTGTGCCCGTGCACGCGGCAGCCGTTCCCGCCGTCGCGGGTCAGGTCGCACGTCGTCGGGCTGAAGTTGGGGTAGGCCGCAGCGATCAGGTTCGGGAGGGTCTTGAGGTAGCCGCACTCGCCGGCGCCGTAGATCAGGTCACACCGGCTCCGGTGCTGCCTTCGGTTGCAGTACGGGGCCTCGAAGAGGTTGTACTGGCCGATCCGAAGCACCGCGACTTCGAGGTTTACCTGCGCGTCCTGCACGGTCCACTCGCCCCAGTCCTGCTTGTCGGCCGCGGCGAGGTTCTGCGTGTTCACGAGGTATAGGTGGACGATCCGGTCGATGATCCCGTCCGCTTCGAGGTACGCGGACACCTCGCGCGAGAGATTGCCGATCCGGACTTCGATCAGCGGCAGGTCCCCCTCGGCGTCGCGCGGGATCGACGCCACGATGATCGGGAACGGCACCCAGAGCTTCCCGTTCCAGGAGATCGAGGCGTCATGCCCGGCGATGCGGATGCCGTTCGTCCCGTCGAGGTCCGCCTCGAAGAGGAACGCCCACGGGTACTGATTGTGCATCGCGTTCTTCGATGCGACGAAGGAGCCTGAGAGGACTTCAGGCATCTACGCGAACACCTCCTCGACTGCCGTGCTGAGCGAGTAGATCCGCGCGCCGCCCGTGCTGCCCCGCGCGATCTGCCGCGCGTTGAGAGGCGCGACGAAGCGCAGCTTGATCGCCGTCGCCGTCTCCGGATCGTTCCAGGTAAACGCCTTCTTCCGCCCGGTCATGTTCGCGTGGAACGCCGTGATCGAGTCGTGGTCGGTCGAAGAGACGACGCCCCACACCATCGGCCAGCGCGTCCGCGACCTGCTCCCGCGCGCGTGCGTGACGACGTGCCCGCCGTCAGGCCGGAACTCGTTGTGCTGCCACTGATCGTCCGGGACGTTCGGCCGGTCAGGCTGCACCGGGAGCGTGTCGCCCGTCGAGTCGTCCTCGACCGAGAGCGCGATGGGAGTGAGCGTCGGCGCAGCGGTGAGCGTGTAGGCCGGCCAGAGATCGGCGAGGACGGCGTTCACCCCGATGTCCCGGACGCGAAACCGATCGACGTACCCCACGAGCGAGCCGTCGATCTTCGTGAAGAAGCCGCCGTAGTAGGTGGCCGAGAGGAACGTCGTCAGGCTCCGATTCGTCCCCGTGTTGAACTGCCCGAGGTTGATCGTCGAGGTGAGGACGTTCGATCCGTCGATGTAGAAGTAGACGAAGAGCGTGGAGGCACCGATCACGATGTCGATCTTCAGCCGGTACGTCTGCCCGGCGACGAGCGGCGCCACCGGAAGGTTGTTCAGCGCCACCAACGTCTCGCTCGCGGCGGCCGTCCCGCGCAGCACCACACGCATCGCATGGCTCGCGCCGGCTGCGTTCCGCTCGATCTGGAACCCGAGCCCTGAGCGGCCAGACGCGAGGTTCATCACGGTCAGGCCCATCCGGACTGAGGAGCCGACGCCAGTCGGAAGCGTCGCCGGCATGACGACGTCGCCCTCGTACTGGATGATCTTCGGCGAGGTCAGGACCACGCCGGGATCGGACGGCGCAAACGTCATCTGCGCCTCGGCGTTGAGCGAGGCGACGGTCTGCGATGCCTTCTGCCCGTCCGAGGCAAAGCCCGAGCTGGTCACCTGAATCCATTGCGTCGAGACAGACCCCGCCACACCGAAGTCGTCCTGTTGAATCAGGAGACTCATGCGGAGCGCAGCTTTCGGCGGAAGGCGTTGGAGCTTTCGAGGCCGGACATGACGCCGCGGCGCGCGGCACGCTCCACCTCGCGCGGGTTGGCGTTCCCGTAGAAGTTCTGCACGAGCTGCACGCCGCCTCCGGAGCCGTTCGGGTGGACGTATCCGCTCGTGCCAGGCTGGAAGTACTCGGGGCCGTTCTCGCCGACGACGTAGCCACGGCCGGCAGAGACTGGGCCGCCCGAAGCGCGCCCGCCTCCGGACAGGTTCAGGCCGCCGAGGCCCTGCGGCTGGACCGGCAACCCGAGTGCGCTCGCGATGATCCGGAAGAGAGCGAGCTGGATCAGCATGCGGCCAATATCCCGGAGGATGTTGAGAGCCATCTCCTTGAACGCCGCGCCGAGGCTCTTCGTCCCGTCGATGATCCCCATCAATCCGTCCGTGATGTGGTTCGAAAGCAGGTCAGCGATCGCGGTCAGGTCGGCGCGGAACGCAGCGAGGTCTTCGGCCCGCAGCCTCGCGAGTTCTTCCCGGAACTCTCTGAGCTGCGCGACGCCTTCCTCGAACTGTTCCCTGTCAAACCGGAACGAGTCCCGCCAAACATCCCGAAGGCCGCGGAGCGCGTCGGCGACGTCGTTGACGTCAGCCTTCGTCTCCGTGATGGCGTTGTCCCACCTGAAGAGCCGGTCCAGCGCCTGGTCCAGCGCCTGCGTCGCCGCATCCATCGCCGCAGCGAGCCCGCCAGAATCGCGCCCGGTGGCATCCGCAAGCTTGAGCGCGTCGTTCGCCGCCTTGACCGCCGCCTCGCCAGCTTTCGTGTACTCGCCACCGAGAGAGCGCACGGTGCGAAGCAGATCGCTCATCTGTTCGACGGCGTTCGCGGTGTCAGAGAGCGGTGGCGCTACGAACTGCGGATCGAATCGCCCGATTGCCCTGGTAGAGGCTTCAGCGAGGGCGTTGTAGGCGTCGGCCAGTTGCTGGATCTCCAAGCCCTCACGCACGCGGGCGCGGGCTTGGCCCTTCTCGCCAGTAAGGTCGAACGTGTCGCCTGGAGACAAGAACCCTTTCCAGATGTCTCCGAGCTTCACCGCGCCGCTCGCCAGCGCGCGAATGAAGACGATCATCTGCTTGATCGCTTCGACCACCTCTCGCAAGAACCGGACGATGGCCTCTTTGTTCTGTCGGAGCCACCTGGCGATCGCGTCCAGGGTTTCGACCATGCCGCCCGAGAACTCGCCGACGACGCTCCCGAAGACTGAGATGACCGACGCCTTCAGGCGTGACATTGCTTCCGCAACCGCGTTGATCTTCTGTTGCGTTCCGGCTCCGAACACCGCCTGAAACGTCGTCGCGTTCTTCGCGAGGTTGGACATCAACGCGCCGAAGACCGCGAAGATCCCGCCTCCCAGGAGCAGCGAGCGGAGCGAAAAGAAGGACTTGAGCACGCCGCCCATCTGCCGGCCTAGCAGCAACACGGGAGCGAGGAGCAGCCTGCCGATCCCGCGGCCAATCCCGCTGATCGTGCCCCCGATCGAGCGCATGACCCGCGTCGCTTCGTCGCGAGCCCTCACCACGATCGTCATTTCGCTGCTATCGCCGGCTGCCACGGTCCTTAGCCTCCCTCTCGTGCTTCTTGAACTCCTCGTGCTCGAGCCGCGACACCTCGCCCGAGAACGCCTGCATCGCCGCCACGAACGTCGCACTCTGATCCAGCGCGGCACCTGGGGCCGGCCAGCACCCGTAGGTCAACCACGGGTAGAAGGACAGCGCCTCGGCCACCTGGACAGACACCGCCTGACTCGGGCACTGGTAGAGGTCGATCGTCTCGCCCCTGAACCGGAAGGCCGCAATCCGGGCAGTACAGGGCACGTCGCAGCCCCATTGGGCGCGCAAGTCGGGGTTGGCCTGGCAGGCGTTGCAATCGAACTCAAACCTCCCCGCCGCGACGTGCGCGGCCAGAATCAGTTTTTTTCGTCGTCCTCCGAGAGCGTGTTGACCTCGACGATGGCATCGGCAAGCTCGGTGCGATCAGCCCGGCTGATCCGGGATAGGAAGGCGTCCGTGACGAAGAAGCGCGACGGGTTGCGCTTGCTGTCAGGCTCGGCCTCGAACGGGATTGCTGCGCCATCCGCGTCGTAGAAGTCCTCGCACCCGACGAGGCCGAGCCTGAGCGTCTTCAGCTCGACGGTGCCGCCGAGCATCCTGCCCGACATCTCCTTCCCGTCTTGGTGGTACGCCACGATCCCGTCGCGAAGCTCGGTTTGCTCCTTGACGGTCAGAGGCTTGAGCTTCCAGCGCGTCGGCTTCGCGCCCTCCGCGAGCTTCCGGTCGCTCTTGAGAACGTAGTCGAACGGCTTGTTCGGATCGACAGCAATCGCCATTGGCAAGGTCCTCCTGGGTTACGCCTTCGTGATCACGATCTCGTCGTCGCCGCTGGAGCGGTTCAGGTCCCCGGTCAGCTCGGCCACGCGGATGCCGTTTCTCTCCCCGATGCCCATCGACTTGATGAGCGCCTTCGGGGCCGAGAACGTCAGGTTCGCCCCCTGGATGTTGAACGCGACCGCGAACTCGGTGCCGGCCAGGAACATCCCGTTCCAGTCCTTCGTTCCCGTCGCCTCGAACTCGGGGTCCGTCTCGAACGTCACGTTCCGGTTGACGATCAGGAAGTGCAGGATGCCCTCGGCCGCGTTCACGTCCTCGCGGGCGACGACCTCGTTGCCGACATCCCAGGCGAACCGCGCCACCTTCGCCGCGAAGCTGTCGAGCGTCAGCGTCGGAGCCAGGAACGCGCTCGGCTTCGTCGCCTCGTGGGTCACGCTGTTGACCGCGCCGGCCGTGCTGAAGCCGTTGTAGACGCCCCAGATTTCAAACGACAGGAGCGACGTCTCGCCGTTCTGATGGACGCCCCTGACCGTCCCGGCGCACCCCTTCATCGCGTAGCGCATCGACGCCGTGCCGGTCGATCCGACGTAGACGTAGAAGCTCATGCACGAGTGGTCGGAGTGCTTGCTCGACGGCTTCAGCACGAGGTTGCTGGCCGGGTTCGTCCCGACGAAGCCGCAGATCCGCATCAGGTTGTTCCACTGATCCTCGCTCGCGGCCGTCGCGGTTCGGCGCATCTCGAGGTCGAACGTCATCCGCATCGGCGTCTTGCCGATCACGGCCGGGAACTTCGACATGTCCGTGGTCATCACGTTGCGGTCGTGCGCCTCGAAGTCCGCGAAGAGCTGCGCGTTCTTCACGAGGAACTTGCTCTCCGTGCCGTCGACCGCGGGCGCGTTGAACGTGCCCTTCGTGCTCTCGACCTTCCCGGCCAGCTCGAAGATTCTGCCCAGATAAACGCCCATCGTTGCCTCCTATGCGATCTGGACCGAAGGGTCCTGGTCGCTTGTGCGGTAGTGGATGCGCATCGTCATCGTGATGCGACAGGTCGGATCGTCGTCCGGCGCCGGGAGCCCGACGATGGTCCCGGTAATCTCCGAGTCGATGACTGCCCCGCCGAGTGTGAAGTCGCGGATCGCCTTCGCGAGGTCGTGCTCCCACACCTCGGCATCGGTGTCCGGATTCCAGCTCTGCGGCCCGAAGAAGCACTTGATGACGACCGTCGCGTACACGTCGTAGATGTTCGACGAGCCGTTCGCCGTCATCCGCTTCCATTCCTTCGAGGCCCCGACGATGAGGATGATCGGGGTGGTCGGAAGGACGCGATCCGGCAGCCGCTCGCGGAGGACGGTCGGGCGCTTCGTCTGCGCCCAAGTGGTGACGCCCGCGTCACCGATCTGCGTGAAGAGCGTCTTCAGCGCGGCGAGCGGGGCTTCTCCGACGAAGGTCGGCATTAGACGAGCACCGAGCCCTTCGGCACGCGCCTCGAGGGCTTGCAGTCGAGCAGATCATCGCCGCGCATCCGGACCGTCAGGTAGTCGCCCTTCTCCGCGCGCCGGACGGTGACGGTGCGGATGGGCAGACCCGCTCCGGTCCTGTTGGTCACCGGACGCCCAGGGCGGCGCGCTCCTGGCCGACGCTCGTACTTGCGCGTCATGCGGCGACCTTCTCGCACTCGACCGTCGCCATGAACTGCATCCGGGTCGGCTGCTCGGTGCGCCAGGCGAGGAGCCGGAAGAGGTCGGACGCGGAGCCGAGCCAGGACGGCGGATTGAAGACGCGGGCGCCGCCCGCGAGCGAGCGGACGAAGGCGCGGATCTCGTACCACTCCTCGGGCTGGATGTTGCTGTACTGGATCACGAACGTCGGCCGGCTGTTCTGGTTGCGCCTGGCGCGGCGGGTGGCGAGGAACTCGGGGTAGGCGTTCTCGTCGACGTCGGGGTCGATGTCCTGGTCCAGGCTGAACCCAGGAGACGGGAGCGCGACGGCGGGAGGTGCGGCAGGCGTTGCACGGGCATCCGCCGGAACGTCGCCGAGGTTGGCCGCGCCCCAGGTCGGAGCCGTCGCGCCGAGGTTCCCGAAGACGACGCGGTACTGGCCATCCGAGTCGCCAGCGTTGACGTTCTGTGCCGCGACGAAGACGATCGTGCAGGACGCTGTGTTGAGGCCCGCAGCGGACACGATCCCGACGTTGCCGGTGATGAGATGCCGCATCCGAAGGTCGTACCCGTCCGCCCGCGATCGCTTCGCCGTCACGAGCGCAGCGTGGTCGATCACAGCATTCCAGCGGTTGGACGGCACCTTGAAGTCACGGAAGATCGCGGACGCGCCTGCGGTCAGAGTCACGGTGAGCTCGGGCATCACCCGGTACTCCGGATCTGCTTCAGCGTGAGGTCGATCGCTTCCTTCACGAAGCCCTTGAGCGAGCCCTGACTGATCATCGTGTTGACCGTCGCGAAGAAGTGAAGCCGCGGCGGGATGGACACCTTGCGGAGCAGGACGAAGCCGGACCGTTCCGCGCCGACCGCGGCGCCGACGGTGCTCCCGGCCTTGTTCACGCGGAGTGGAATGCGCAGGTACGGCCGCCCGTAGATGTCCGGGAGCCTGCCGCCCTTGCCGACCGTGCCGAGCTCGTGAACGCGGGCGTAGCGGGCGATCCGCGGCGTCAGGAACCCGATGCGGATCGACGGCTCGGTGTTGCCATTCTGCCCGTCCTCGGTCTTGAAGATGAGCCCGCGGGCGAGGGAGCCGGTGCGGCGCACGAGGCCCCTGGACGACGCAGGGCGCACGCCCAGGCCGCCGAGGGCCGGGATGGGCACGCGGTCGTCTGGCACGCCCAGGCTCTCCCTCGTGACCGTCCGGACGACTGCCGCCCCGAACTTGACGAAGCCGCGCTTCAGGTTTGGCCCCATCCTCTGGGGGAACTTGGTGAGCAGCGCCTGGACCCGCTTGTCGTCGATCGTGACGTTAAGCACCGATCACCACCCTCCGGTGACGCTCGAGCACCGAGCGGACCGAGGAGAGAATCCCAGGCATCGGCGGCTCCTGGACGATCACGGAGCCCATCTCGCTCGCGAGCGACTGCATGCCGTTGCTGTTCCGCCGGTGATAGTTGAACGCGACTTGCTGGTCGACGGCCCCTGCGATGTCAGGGTAGAGCGTCACGAAGCTCTCGACGTCCGCCGCCATGCCTCCGACGTAGACCACCCTCAGCGCGTTGCGCGCCGGCTCGGAGCCGACCCAGAGGTCAGACCGGATCGTGAGCAGTCCGCTCTGGTCAAGCGCGGGAGAGAGGAAGTCGTCGCCCGCGTCGAGGGCGGTATCCGCTGCGAACTCCTGGTCGGGATCGAACGACACGGACGTAACGGAAGTGACTGGGTACGCGCGGAGATGGAAGACCCGCTGATAGGACGAGACGGTCAGGTATTCCGTCAGCGTCCGCTTCTGGACGTCCCGGCCGAGGAACTTCTCGACCTGCGCCGAGACGGCGAGGATGAGCTGCCGGAAGAGAGGGATCTGTTCGTCCTGGTTGGGAGCGGCGCCGGGAAGCACGAGCTGAGCGACCCGGGCTTCTGTCGTGAGTTCCACGGCGCCTTATCCCTTTTCTCCGCTACTGCAGGATCAGCCGACGTCGCCTTCGATGTACTCGGTGGCGAGCACGGTCGACTGCTTGCCGGCGCTGAGAACGGCGACCACTGCCACGGGCAGGGTCGTGTTGGCCTGGCTCGTCACCGCGACGCATCGCAGGTAACGGAGCCGCTTCGAGAGGTCGACGACGAAGATCCCGGACGCCTTGTAGTCGTGGGTCGTTCCGAGGAGCGCCGCCGTGACGACGCTGAAGCCGGACACCGCCGCGTAGCTGGAATCGTCCGAGGACTCTTCGAGCGTCAGCGTGAGCGTGCCGGCGCCCGTGATGGTGACGTCGCCGAACATCAACACGAAGGCCGCCCGGAGGAAGCCCTTGCAGTCGATACCTTTGCCGTTGACGGTCGTCGCGGTGTCGATCGCCTTCACGATGGTCGGCCTGGTGACGGTCTTGAAGGCCGCATTTCCACTGCTCATTGCATTGGTCCTTTCGTTGCGAGGCGGGCCTTGCGGCCCGCCTGGCGTCAGGGTTGCGTGGTTAGCTGAACGTGAGGTAGGTGAACGCGCTCGGCAGGCAGATCACCTCGGGGTGCTCGACGTTGGCGTCGAACTCCTTGACGATCCGGAAGTACCCCTTGACCTTCTTGAAGGCGTCGTCGGCCTGGTCGCTGAACGCGATGCCCGGGTTCAGCCACTCGGCCCACATGACCTCCGGCCAGTTGCAGAAGAAGATCCTCGACGTGGTGCTCGCCGCGATCGAGTTGCAGATCACGACGGGGTAGCCGAGGAGGAACTTCTGCGGGATGCCGGTGGCGCCGTTCTCGATCGAGAGGAACTTCTCGTGGTTGCCGGCCGCGATCTGGGTGAGCTGGTTGTTCCAGAGCGTGTGCCAGACGTAGGCGTGCATCGCCCACTTGCCGCCGCTGATCTCGACGTTCGCGCCCTCGAGCTGCGCGATGCACTTGTGGAGCATCGGGAAGATCGTCGAGGCCGCGTGGCCGGAGATGTTCACCGTGAGCGCGCCCACGATGTTCAGCAGGCCGAGGACGTTGGCGCCGATGCCACTGCCCTCGAAGAGCTGCGAGTCTTCCTTGAGCTCCATCGTCCGGGTGATCGACCGGCGGATCCGGTTCTCGACCACGCCCGGGGCCTTCTGGAGCAGCGACGCCGAGGCCGAGGTCAGCACCGCCGCCATGTGGGGGTTGAGGCTGATCTGGTCCGCCGTCTGGTTCGAGTGCGTGACCTCGACGTCCTCGCCGACCATGTAGGCCGTCTCGACGCCGACCTGCCGCGGGAACTCGATCGGGCTGTTCGTGAGCCCGGTCATCATCTGCAGCCCGAGCTGGCTCTTGACGCCAGTCGCCCGGAGCGGGTCGATGATGGCGTCCATCACCTCGTTCGGGATGTAGAAGCCGGCCGCGGAGTCGTCGCCGAGCTGCAGCGCCGCCTTCTGCTTCGCGACTTCCTCGAAGACGTCCTTCTCGACGCCCACGTTCGCGTCCCACTTCTGGTTGCGCAGGTAGCGCAGCACGAGGGACAGCCGGAAGTTCTCGGCCTCCACGCGCTTCAGGTTCGGGATGGCGAAGTGCCCCTTGTACCTGCCGAGATGGTAGAGCGGCCGGACCGGCACGCCCTTGATCCGCGGCTGGTCGTCGTCGCTGTCTGTGATGGGCCGGGAGCGCGACTTTGTCTCCAGATCCGTGATGCGCTCGAGCAGCGGCTTGAGGTCGTCAGCCTTCGCGACGCCCTTCATCCGACTGTCGAGCTCGGCGCCGAGCATCGGCTTCACAGCCTCCGCGATCGCCGCCGCTCCGTCCTTGTCGATCTTCATGAAACCTCCTCAATCGCCCGGGTCGCCCGAGCGTGTGTTCGTGTCAGCCGCCCGAAGTGAGCAGCGTCGCCATGTGGTCAGGGTCCGCGAACGCCGCCTCGAGGTCCGCGTTCTCGGGATCGTCGTCGTCCTCGTCGCCGAGTGTCAGCTCGGCATCGCGCCGAGAGAACTCGTCACGGATCGTCTTCACTACGAGGTCAGCGATCGCCGCCGCGCCAAGCCCCTTCGCATCGTCCGCCTCGGGCTCGGCTGCCGGATCAGCGTCGTCGTCCGCCGGCTTCGTGCCCTTCAGCTCGTTGAGCTTTGCGACCGCCGCGTCGAGGTCCGCCTGCATGATCTGGGGCGGATCGCCCTTCGGTGTCAGGAGCGCGAGGATCTCGTCGCACTTTGCCGCGATGTCGTCCTTCGCCGGCTCGGGCGCGGCCGGGGCGGGTTCGTCTGCCTTGATGATCATGATGGACCTCTGGATCGGTGAGCGGATGAACTCACGGACCTTCGTGGCATCGGCGCCCTTCAGGACGTCGGAGCGAGTGAGCTTGCCGCCGAAGACGGGAGCCAGGCCGCGGTTGACGAGGAGCGCCTCGGCGTTCATCGGGACCGAGACGACGCTGATCTCGAGCAGCTCGCTCTTCGTGATGTGCATCCCGCGCGGCTCGATGAAGCCGTACTCGATGGGCTTGAACCCGACGCTCACGGACTTGATGAAGCCGGCGTCGACGAGGTTCTCGATCAGGCCGGCGTGCGGGTAGATGTCGGCCGGCGCGAACTCGATGTCGATGACGAGGTTCTTGCCCTCGACGCCGACGTAGACGCCGCGGCCGATCGGAGGGGCAAAGTGGTCGTGCCCCCAGAGGATCGGCATGCCGGTCGCCTTGAACGCCTCGAGCTCCCAGTTTGGCTCGATGACGTCGCCGGCGCGATCGACGCTCGGCGTGGAGGCGACGAAGCGATAGGTGCGGGCCTTGCCCGCGGCCTTTGTGACGACCCGCAGAGTGCAGGTCCGCTTCAGTTGTTCAGGCGCGCCTTTGCGCTCGTTCACCTCGCGGTCCGATCGTGTGAGCCTGAGTGCTCACGCGACTGGCAAGGACACGCAGCGGCATCATATCAGGTTCGGCGGACATGTCTCACGCACTCGAACACGCCGTCCCGCCGGATGAACGTGTGCTCTCCCCATCCTGGATGGACCTCGACGTCACGCGGAACGTCGATCCGCTCCCTCGGTGTCTGCTCGATGATGGCGTGGAGGTGCCCGCAGTTCAGCTCGACGAATGGGGCGGTTCTACATCTCAACTCGAGGGGGTCCATCACGCCACCGGCAGCGCCGAGCACCGGCACTGGATGACCTCCTCGGGAGGGCCGCCCGGCTCGAGCGGGTAGAGCAGGCCGTTGCTGAACCGCTCCCCGGTCTTCCTCCGCTCCCCGTCGATGGCCGCGTGGCTCGGGCGGGTGTGGGCGTCCCCGGCCGCCGACCATTCCGTCTCTTCAATGCCCTCGGCCTTCCACACTTCGGCCCGCACCTGGGAACCGATCATGCCGGCCTCGGTCCTCGCGACGACCATGCCGTTCGACCGAATGACGTGACCGAACTCGCGCTGGATGGCGTCGGCCAGGGCGAGAGGGTCCGTGTCGGAGTTGACCGCGGCGAGCACCCGGTCACGGATCTGAAGCCGCCACGACGTGGAGAGCCGGACCATCTGGGCGGTCCGCTGCGCCGCCGCTGCGAGCCAACGGGGGTCGGACAGCTCGATCACGTCGAAGCCGCCGAGGACTTGGCCGGCGTTCCTGACCGCCGAGAGCGCCACCTGGTTGAACGGCTCGCGGACCCACGACCGGGCCAGCTCGCGCCACCTGGCCGGCGTACCGAGGACGCGCTCGAGCTCGGCAGGCGTCAGAGGTGGGAGGGGCGGTCCCTCTTCGCCCGTCTCGAAGCGAGGATGGTTGACCGGACCGTCGACGCCCTTGCGTCCCGTCCCATGCGCGGCGGCGAGCGACTCCTTCCTGACCTGCTTGTAGAACTTGGCGAGGGCGTTCCCGATCGTGCCTGTCGCCTTCCGGTGCCAGTGGCGCAGCACGCGGCGGCTCTTCGCCTTCGGCATCACCGACTTCGTTTGAAAAAGAGTAGGGGGCACGGTGGAGAGCGACGATCGCGTCGGTCCAGTTGCCGCGGAGAGCCGTGCCCTTGCCTGCATAGCTCTTACCGCGACAGCTCCTCCTCCGACCACGACCGCCGGCGCCGTGCCCCCTGCCCTCGGTTTGTTTGATCCGTCTCCGATCGTGATGGCTGCTCCCGCCGCCGCTGGGCCGTCCGCGATTACGACCGCGCCCGTGGCCGTCTCGGTGGTCGGGGCTTCATCGCCCCACGCCACCTTCGGCATCCCGAGCATGAGCCGCTCGTTCACCTGGTTGAGCGTGTAGCCCGCGTCAAGGAGCTGCGTGGCGACCGTCATTTTGTCGCCGAGGTCCGCAGAGAGCGCCTCGACGTTCGCGAGGTCGAAGACGCCCCAGAACTCCTGCCCCGCGGTCAGCGAGATCGGCCGGAAGAGCTGCGCCCAGAGCGCGTCCTCGACGGCGTGGATCATCGGGATCATGGTGTTCTTCCACATCCACCACGCCGCGGTCTTGGACGACGCGAGGTTCATCTCGCCGTGGTCACCCATCTCGAGTTCGGTCACGCCGAGCGCCGCGCGGATCTCCTGGATGGAGCGTTCCCGCTGCGACGGCATCGCCATGTCCTTAGAGGTCTGGGCCGTGGCGATCCACTCCATGCCCTTCGGCAGGACCGCGACGCCGCCCTTCTTCCGCGCGCCCTTGAAGTTGTCGCTCCACTTCGCGCGCGAGACGTCGGCCTGCTCCTGACTCAGCTCCTGCTCGCTCTTCAGGATGCCGCCCGGCGTGCAGTCGTTGTCGAGCAGCGCGTTCGTGTAGGCGTCGGCCTTGTAGTCGAGCGCGATGCCCTGCTTCGCCGCTTCGATCCCGGCGAGCCCTCGGTATGGGTTGTCCGGGTTGTAGAGCCGGTGATGGATGACGGACTCTGCCGGCACGGTGCCGTAGTCGCGGCTCTTCACGCTGAGCTGCCAGTGGGAGATCAGGCCCGTGCGCTGGTCAACGATGTGCGTCGCAGCGCGCGGGTGGATCCGGTGGAGCTCGGCCGGCATCTCGTGGAGCAGCGCCGGCTTCCCCATGCGGTTGAGCTTCAGCCAGATCCACTCCCCGTAGAGCGCGAAGTCGATCGGGATGGACTCCCACATCTCCGTTACTGGCATCATCGGAGACGGCCGCGCGAAGAGCCGGACGAGTTCGTGCGACCCTGGGAGGTTCTGGCCCTGGGTCTTCTGCTCCCTCGAGCCCGTCTTGATCAGGAACGGGAGCCCGGCCATGTTTCGCCCGAGAGCGCGGGCGCCCGCGTAGACCCACGGCGACTGCCGGTATGCCGAGACGAGGTCTGCCGTCCTGCCGCCGATCAGCTTCCACGAGGCGTGCTCGGTGATCCAATCGAAGGCCGCGGTGCTCTTGCGGAGGAACCGCCCGATGCGCTGGAAGAGTCCGGCCATCGGCGGATCAGATCAGGCGAGCCGAGAACGAGCCGGAGAACGCGCCGGTTGCCCCGATGGTGATCGTGAGCGCCTCGCCCATCGCGCCCTCGAAGTCGCCCTCCCAATCGAAGGCGTCGGTGTTGCCACTGACGCTCGAGGTGGCGGCGCCGCCCGAGACCTGGCGCACCGAGCCAGTGTGCAGCTCGATGCCGGTCTGCATTCCAGGCGAGAGCACGACGTTGGCCCGCGTGCAGCGCCACTTTCGTCCGGTGATCGCCTTGCCGATCGTGACCGCGGTGGCCGCCGTGCAGGCTTCGGCATTCACGACGATGTGCGACACGTTGGACGTCGCCACGAGCGAGGCCGGCGCGACGTTGGCGGGCATGCATGCGATGGTCACGAGTGGTTCTCCTTACGCTGCCGCGGTCGGCCAGGTCTGGTAGTAGATCGTCCCGTTGAGGACGCAGCTTCCGGCGCCGCCTGCGATCTTGAGCGAGCCGCCAGCGTTCGCGTCCACCAACTTGTTCGGCGTGTCTTCCGCCGCGAGGATCGCAAACGATGGCACCGTCTGCAGCTCACCATCGTCCATGTCGAGGGTCGCGACAGCGGCGTCCGCGACGGTGTCTGACGAGGCCGCGGCCTTGACGATGGTCGGCGTGAGCAGCGCGGCTGCGCCAGTGATCCGAAGGCTTCCGCCGGTCACGACGTTGTATTTCCCGCTTCCTGGGTCCGCGATCACCGCGGCGAGAGCTCCGGTGAAGGCGTGGTCTACGAAGCTCACGAACCCATTGCCGTTGACAATCGTCATGGTCAGGCCACCTTCGTGACGTGCGCTCGGATGTATCCGTAGAGGCGTTTCCCAGCGGTGCCGCCGCCGACGCCTAGGCTCCGAGCGGCCGTCAGCACGAGTCTCATGTTCGTTGCCTTCCAGACGCCAGCGGCACCAGGCTTGTCCTGCGTGATCGTCGTGTCGCCTCCGACGTCATCGGACTCGTAGAGGTTGATCTTCGAGCCATCGCGGGAGCGCAGGTTGACCTCGGTCACGATGAGTCGGAAGCCGGCGCCAGGGTTCGCGACCGCGGACGGGAGCTTCCCGTTGACGGGAAACATCCGGCCGTTGAACCCGACGACGCCGGCCGCCTGGTAGACCTTGCCTGTCTCGGCCGTGTAGGTGATGCGGAGGTTCCCGGCCTGGCCAGCGGCGGCAGAATTGCCGCCACCGCCACCACCGCCAGGCGCTTCACCTTGGACCGCAGGGACGAAGAGGTCGCCATCGCCACCAGCGCCGCCGTTCCCCGCGTCTCCGTCTCCACCAGCGCCGCCTGGGCCACCACCACCGACGCCTCCGCTCCCGGCTGCCCCGTCAACGGCCTCGCCAGCGCAGCCGCCACCACCGCCACCGAAGTTGCCGGATCCCGTGCCGCCGTTCCCGCCGCTCTTCTTCGTGGTCCCGGTGCTCGCGGCTGCGGTGCCACCGAGCCCGCCCGTGATGCTCGTGGCGGGCAGGCCACGCTTCGCCGTTTTGCCGCCGAACGTGGCGTCGGCACCGACCGCCGTCGCGTAGGCCATGACGGTGCCAGGGACGACCGCGACGTTCGTCTCCGTGATGCTCGCGCCTCCACCACCGCCGCCGCCGTCGACGTGGCCGCCGCCGGATGAGCCGCGCAGGACGTACTTCGTGAGCAGGACGACGTCGAGCGGAACGGTGAAGTTGCCGTCACCCGACAGGACTTCGACGGTCAAAGGTTCGGCCGCCTCGAGTTCATCAGAGAACCCCGGGCACATAGCCCGTTGCGGCAAGGGCGATCACAAGGGAGTCAGAGAAGTCGGGGGACCTCCCAATCCTGGTCCGAGTCTTCTCCTTGTCCTCGATGGAAATACTACCAGATCGGTGCGGACCGTAGCGCAAGGCGACGAGGTCGGCGCGCGTCTCCCGCCACTTCTCCGGCACGGAAATGAGCTTGTGCCGGAAGTAGTACCGAAGCAGGTCGTGCAGCTCGGTTTTGTGGTTCGGGTAGTGCGCCTCCTCGCCAAGCAGGCTCCACCACGAGCCCTTCGCGCCGGCCCCGAAGTCGCATGCCGTCACGAAGATCCCGTCGTGTTTCAGGCTGTGAACCACGCCCGCGCCTGCCCCTCCGACGTCGACCGCGATCATGGCCGGCTCGAGCTTCCACTCCTCGATCGCGGTCTTGACCTTGCCGGCCGTCTCGATCAGGTCGTGGCCCCGCCAGGACGTGACGGAGATCACCACGCGATGCTCGTCGAGGATCGTCAGGACCGACTTGTCCCCGGTCGGAGAGAAGGCGACGTCGAGCCCTGCGGACCGCTTCTTAGTCACCGCCGGGATGAGCTTCTCCGTGGACTGAATCAGGCTCATGGGGATGAGCTGCCGATCACCTTCGGGCGGGAAGCGTCCCCGCACTCGAGCGATGAAGCGCGGATCGTCGAGCCCCCACTCGACCTTCGCGTCGTAGACGAACTGCCGCGTGATCGAGCCAGGGATCAGGACGCGACCGCGCGCGACCCACTCCTCGGTGATCTCGTCCTCGGTCAGGTCTCGCTTCTCCTTCAGCCCGCGCCAGGCGCGCACGTTCGGATGTTCGTACCCGTCGATCTGGATGACGTGCCACGAAGGAAGCGCCGCCGTCTCGAAGAAGTAACCCTCGGGCACGATCGGGTTCCCGTTCAGGATCATCCGATCGTCAGGACCCATCACGAGAGACTTGAACGCGGCCCATAGCTGAGGGTCGTTCACGCCCTGCGCCTCCTCGACGATCACGAGCACGCGCGGGCCGTGGATGCCGTGCGCCGCGTTCGGGTTGTCGACGGAGACGATCGACGCATCCCACCCGTCCTTGATGATCCAGTTCTCTTTGCCCATGAAGCCGCCGAGGTTCTGTCCTCGGTTCAGGCACTCGTCGTAGGCGCGCCTGATCTCGCCCCACACTCCGCGCTTGATCGCCTCGTGAGATGGGCCGCCGATGACGACTCGGGAGTACTTCCTCGTGAGCATCCACTCGTGGACGATCGAGGCGAGCTCGTGCGTCTTGCCGGTGCCGTGGGCGGCGTGGACGTTGAGGAGCCGGTGAGTCTCGAACGCGCGGCGGATCTCCCGCTGCTTCTTCCATCGACGACGCTTCAGGGTGGCGCGAGCGAACTTCAGCGGGTCACGCTTGACCGCATCGAGGAGCGCGCCCATCAGGTCTTCGCGTCCTCCTCGAACTGTTCCGCGACGGTCTTGGCTCCCGGCAGTGGGGCAGCCTGGTCGATCAGGTATCGCTCGCGGCGCCGCGCCTTGAGCATGAAGATAGTCAGCACGGTTTCGAACTTGCGCTCGGCTCCGACGCGCTTCCCATCGTGGTAGATGTCGTGCCTGATGCCGAAGGTCGCGCGAGAGAGCGCAGACTCCTCGAGGTCGTCGGTCAGCTCTTCGTCGATCGCGTGCCACACGGCCGCGAACTCGGGGTCCTCGGCGCGCCATCGGTAGGCCGTGGTGCGACCGATCCGCATCGTGCGGCATGCCTTCAGAACGGACCGCTTGGAGTGGAAGAGTCGGAGGAAGCGCTCCTTATCCTCGGCGATCCGCTTTTCTACTGTCCCGTTTGTTCCGTCGTCGGCCAGGTGCTCGCACCGTTCGGCAAGGGCGCGGCTATGGGGATTCTACGCCATCGGAAGGCCAGCTCGGACACGGGCGATGATCCACGGGATGCGCGCCTGCCGCGCTTCATAGTCGGCAACGCGACGGGTGGCTCTCCGTGTTGCGGCTGACTCTGTGAACTCGTCGTACCGACCGCGCCCGAAGTGGCGAGCCCTGCAATCCACGGACGGGGCCGAGGATCGCTCGTCCTCCAGGACCTGGTCGATGACGTGCTGCGGAGCGACACGCTGCGAGTAGAGGGCTACGATCTAACGGCCCTCTTCCTGACCGGCACGATGAGCCCGCCACGTTCGCACATCCCGACGGCATCGAGGTACTCGGCCCAGAACTGGACGACGTCCCAGAAAAGGATGCCGATGCCGCCGGCCTCGACGACCGCGGTGAGGTGGTCGATCTGCTCCGGCGTCGCGAGCGCATACTGATCCCGCTTCGCCTCTCCCGCGATGTGACAACCCGACCTCTTCGGCATCCCCTTGGGCACGAAGCCGGAGACGTCCGACCACCCGATCGGAGCCCCGTGCACACGGCCTGTCGGGACGAACTCCCCGTCGCGCCAGACGCCAGCGGTCCACTCGCCGGCCGGGTGGCGGGAGAGTCGGATCAGGTGCGGGTGCAGGGCCGCGAGGTCCAGGACGGCGGTCACGAGCGGCGACTCGCGCGGGTTGGCGGCGCGTGGGAGGCTCAGAGGATGGACCTCGTGAACGGTTCCGGCTTCTCCTGCCACTCGCCGCACCAATCGAATGGACCTGGAGTTGGCCACACGCAACAGTCCCGGACCTCCTCCTCGTCCCCAGGCATCGCCACCGGTGGATTCTTCCGGCACTCTCCGATTTGGGACTCGATCCGATCGCCGTTGGCGCAGCCGATGGGCTCGTCTCGCTCCCAGAACCGGCACGTCTCGCATCGGTCGGGACGTGGCATCGCCGCGCGGGTCGCTTCGTCGGAGTGGATTCCGAGCGGGTCGATGGTCATGCGATCTCCTTCCCTTCCTCAGGGAGCATCGTGAGTGGCGGTAACCCGGCCTGCTTCCGCGCGAAGTTGAGCTTCACGAGCTTGCCGGCGATCTTGGCGGCGGCCTTCTCCTGGTCGGTCCGGTCGTCGCGGATGTGCTGGTCGACGTCCACGTCGGACGGGCCATAGGGCAGGCGTCGTTCGCTTCGGCCATTGTCGAAGTTGCGCGCGGCGGCGCCGGGCGGCGAAGCCATGCCCGAAGCGCCGTCCGTCGCGCCGCTGTCCGGTAAGGGGGGTAGGGGGGTAAACCCCGGAGACGGAGACGGGGGGTTGGTGCTGCGGTTGGTGCGCGGTTGGAATGTCCCGTTGGTGCTGCGGTTGGCTCCTTGGGCACTTGCTCTGCCGCGCGCCGCCTGCCGTTTGGACTGCGCCTCGGCATACGCAGCTACCGAGTCATGAGTCTCGTTGCGAAGCCCGTCCTCGGTCTTCACGAACCGGGCGAGAACCGCCGCTCTGGCCTTCTTCCACGCTCGCGTATCCCCGCCGATCTTGGCGAGGATCTTCTCGTCGGAAGGAATGACGCCATTCCGCAACCACAACTCGTCCAAGAGGTTGCGATAGATCCCCTGTTCCGCCGCGGTCATGTCCGTGTACGCCGTCGACTTCCGCCAACGGTCGATCCACCACCACCCCGCCCTCATTCCACTCCCCATCGTCCCCTCCCATCGCACCGCCAAGGTCACTACTCCTCGTCGCCCTCGTCCATCAGCCCGAGGCCGGACAGCCGCCGCCTGCGTCGCCGGGCCTTCCAGGCGTCAGGCTTGGGCGGCGCACGCTCCGGGAGGCCCACGAGCCACAGCGGCAGCCCGAGCCGCTCAGAGAGCGCCGTGGCGATCCTGAACGCATCGAAGGCCCCGCGCGGATCGCCAGGGCAATGCGATCCGCCTCGAGACGTCACGGTCCGGAACGTGCGGTGGATCTCGCCCGATGGCGTGACGAGCTCCGGCCGGCCTGACCCGAGACGAAGCACGACGCGACGGTCCGCAACCAGGTGAAGGGTCAGCCCGCGATCGGCTGGATGAGGTGCGCCCGAACCGCCGCGTCTTTCGCCTCGAGGAGCTTCCTGAGCGACACGGTCGTCTCCTGGTTCGATGACGCCTTTGCCACGACGAGCGCGAGGTCCGCGAACGGCTTGCTCACGTCCTGAAGGTGCTGGGGAAGGTGGTCGTACCGGAAGAACTGGAGAACGTGCTTGACGGCCGGGTTGGTCGTCGCCTCTTCGACTTGCTGAGCCATGCTCGCTGCTTTCTCCCGGGATATCCGCCGCGGGTCGGTTGGATGGTGTCCCGCGTCCCGCCTCGGTATCCGGCCGAGGCGCAGTCCCATGCGATCTGATCGCCGGTTCGGTGCGATCGAAGGGCTGCGAGACAGGCTTGGTTGATCTGATCCGCCGCGCAACCAGGTGGAGCGCGTTGCGGGCGGGAAGGTCGGGTTGGGCGGCGGTCATGGCGGCACCGGATTCCCGTCGCGCTCGGCTCGTTCGATGCCTTCCTCCATGCGCTCCTCGTGGCGCTTCTCGCGGAAGCATGATGGGCACATCCCGTAGGCCGATCGCGCGGAGCCGTACTTGGCCTTGGTCGGCTCCTGACAGACCGAGCACTCGAAGAGGCGCAGCTTCATCGCTTCGCGCGTTTCGCCGCCAGCTCGATCTTGCCGGTGATCGACGCGAGGTAGTCGGCGGCCATCGACATCGCTCCCGCCCTCGCGAGCAACGGGCCGCGGGCGATGTCGCGCTCGCCTGTCCCCAGAGCCATCGCCACTTCCCCGCGCGCCTCCTTGCGGAGAGCCCTGATTGAACGGTCGTGGTCCCTCGGTGTCCTCGCTCGCTTCTTCATTCTGGCTCTCCCATCGTTGGTTCGTGGAACAGGTGCGGTTGCCTGAACTCCTGCGGGCGCGGCATCGCGTGCCCGCTCCTCGCGTCGCCATCAGGCGGACGCCGGTGCTGTGCGGCCTGGGCGCACGTCGAGAAGTGGCTCGGATAGCCGCGCACCATCCGCGTGATCTGGTTCTCTGCGCCGTCCTGGACGATCTCGGCCACGAGGACCTCGCGCTCGTCCAGCGGCATCGCCTTCCCGTTTGGAGTCTTCGCCCAGATGATCGCGCGGTGGCAGGTCCGGCAGGTGTCGCTCACGCCCGCGCTCCGACCGTTGTCGCGCTCGCGCCGCGGCTCGACCACCACGCGACGTAGTCCGCCGGCGAGACGCCGCGCTTCATGCCCGTCTCGGGTGCCGCCGCGTGCTCGAACATCATCGTCGGTGACGACGTGACGAGCTCGGGGTGTCCCTCGAGCGGACGCAGGTCGAGGATCACGCCGCCCTCGACGACCTTGCTCAACGCCTCCGGATCACACCGGACGGCGGTCCTTTCGCCAGCGCACGAGCCGTAGCCGTACACGGTCCTCCCGCTCATGCCGATGACGGCCAGGCGATAGGAGTCGAGGGCGACGGGGAGCTGGACCTTCGCGGGCTTCACCGTGAGGCTCACGACCCGGTCTTCCTGCGCGGCTTCTTCGGCGCGTCGACTCCGGGCAGGTTCGGGGCCTTCAGGTCCTCGCGCCTGGCGTCCATCGCCGCGGTGATGTCGTCCTGCAGGAGCGTCACGACCTCCTTGCCGGCGTCGACGATCTTCTTGTGCGGCCTGCACTCGGCCTTGATGAGGGCCACCTGTTCCTCGTGCCCGAGGATGTCATCGTCCGTCTCGGGCAGCGTGACCGGAACCTGGATCGTCAGCCGTCCGATCGAGACGGTCTGACCTCGGATGTCTTCAGCCTTCGCCATGCGAGCCTCCCGCACTGGTCAGAGAAAAAGAACGGGCGCGGCCGTCACGGAAAGTGCGTTCGCCAGACCGCCGCGCCCCACCGACCCGCGCAGCAATCGCCGGATGCGCTCCCGACATCTGACGGCGTCTTCGGAGGTCTGAGTCGCCGGCCAGCGTGGGTTAGGCCTCCAGCCCTGGGCGCGAGGCATGACGACGTTCATCGCCGCCTCGCCTTCAGGCGCTTCTCGGCGGCCTCGAGCGCAACCAGGACAGCGTTCGCCACAAATGGGTCGATCATCTCGCCTTGCATCGCCTTGACGACGCGGCGCAACGCGACGATCTCGCCACGGGTCAGGACGACCGTCGCCTTCAAGTGCTTGCGAAAGGTGGAGCGGTTGCTCACCGGATCAGTCCGCCACCCGGTCGCGCGTCTTGGCGTCCGTCTGATGCGTCACCTGGTAGGTCCCAGGCGGCAGGTCGCAGTGCGCGTGCTCCGGGTGCGAGACGAGCAGCCGCTCCTTCGCCACGATCACGGGACCGAGGAACGTCCCCGGCGTGCACCACTCCGGCAGCGTCGTCCCGATGAAGACCTCGGCGCGCCCCTCCGCGACGTGCCGCGAGCCCTGCGTCTCGCCGATGGCGAGCTGGTTGCTCGGCGCTGCCTTGCCCCGCGGGTGGCTCGCCTTTACGCGGTGGAGGTAGATGTCGCCCTGCCGGCACACCTTCCCGACCTCCATCGTCTCGATCCTCCGGACCTCGGTCTTCGCGTTCGCCTCGGCCTCGCGCACCAACCGCTCGTGAGCCTCGATCGCTGTCGTCTGCATGATGAAAGAACCTCCTGGTTACGCCTCTGCGATGAGGCGGGTCTCGTCGAAGCCGGCGATCGCGTTGTGCGCTTCCCGGCAAGTCTGAACCTCGCGCGGCACGTTCATGAAGTAGACCCGTGCCGTTGATCCGTCCGTTCCTTCGAGCCACTGGTCGCCGCTCTTCGGCTCGCGCAGGAGAATCCGGCACGCGCTGCCCTCGAGCTTCAGCGCGTCCATGTCGACCACCTTCGCGCCGATCTCGCCGAGGTAGCGGCCGACGCCATAGCGTTCGACCATCACGCGGCGGACCTCGATGTTCTCGGTCTTGTCGATCTCAGCGAGCGTGATCGTCTCTGGCTTCGTGATGACGTGCGCGTTCACCCGAACGCCGTGCCAGGCGTAGATCCCGAACCCGTCCCGGTACGCGATCGCTGGCCCGTCCTCGCAGTGCAGCCGCGTGCGCTCGTCGCGGTGAAGCACGAGCGGCCGGTCGGTGATGACGACGAGGTTCTTGAACGGCCACCACCATCCGCACTCGCGGCCGGTCGCGATCAGGCCGGCCATCCGCGTGCAGCACTCGAGCGTGCACACGCACGCGAGGTAGTCGTAGAAGCCGAGCCCGCCAGCATCATGCTGGCCGGGCGAGGCTCGTCCGACCTGAGCCCCGACCTGAGCCCCGACCTGAGCCCCGACCTGAGCCCAGACCTGAGCCCCGACCTGAGCCCCGACCTGAGCCCCGACCTGAGCCCAGACCTGATCCCCG